GTTTTCTGGATTTCAGTCATCTTGTCAATAAAGTCTTGATTGGCACGGGCTAAAGCCTTACATTTCTCAAACCTCTCCCCCGCATCAAGTTTTTTCGATTTCCCGATTCTGTCGCACAAATTACCGAATTCACGAATAAAGTCTTCATTATCGTAAACGTATTGGTGCGGTTTATCGGTGCCTGGCACATAGAGCGGTAATTCAGGCGCGGCAACATCACCATAATCGGCTTCAGGAGCGTCTAAAACGTCGCCTAAGACGACTTCGCCATCATTGGTGATAGTTGGTATAGGTTCAGGCTTAATGCGTCCCATATCCTTTGTTTTCACGGGTTCAAAGTCTTGGACTTCTTCAGGACTGTAGAATCCGGTAACAGAGCCTGGGTAAACTGATCGAATGCCTTCGCTAATGCAGCGTGATCGGAGCATAGCTCGTGGAAATTTTTGCCACCCACTGCCTGGTTTAACAAGTCCAATACTTCGGGCCTGGTCAATAGTCCAAGTGACCAAAAGAGATCCACCATTCGGATGGCTAAAAGTCCCTGTGACACGTTCATCTGTATATACCTCCCAGTTAACTTTACCGCCAGCGGCCTGAAATCTAGCCATCATTGCATCGGCTTTAAGTGCAGGACGGCCTTGAATAACGTGATAATCACGGGCTGCGGTAGCAAAGGCGTGTCCTTCAGCCTGTGCGACCATGCCAAGTGCTAACACCTGATTGATGTCGGTTAAACCGAATAATCGAGAATCAGCGATAGCTTTAGCCATCTGTTGCATATCTGCAAACGGTACGATGTTGCTCATATTTACTCCCCTGATTCTTGTAAAGCAATACTCAACAAAACACGACAATCTTTTTTAAACAAAATACATAAATCTTTCGTGTCTTTATGTACATCGTTCGCACTTTTAACTTCGTCTAACGCAATCATCATGTCCTTAATTTTTGCAATCAAAGGCACTATTCGCTGACGTTCAAACGCTTGACCGTCTTCGCAACCTCGTTCATAAGACTCTTGCACCTTATTGTTTAATTCATTTAATGCTGTGTATTGTTCAACATCATTCATTTTTATCCCCTTATTTAATTAAGAAACGGCGTGAGCCTGGTGATTCAATGACAAACTGCTTGTAAATATCTGGCATAGCGGCCTTGAACAACTCTGCTGAAAACCGTGCACTAGACTTAGATGACTTCCAACTCACTAACGTCGAGCCATCAATACTTCTGATTTCTTCGTTATCAGTCATATAGTTTCTGATCTGTACTTCCCAACCTTCGTAAACGGTCTCTAACTCCTTTATTTTGGATTTGAGTACCTTTAGTTGTTCGATAGCGTGTTCAACGTCCTGAGTGGCTGTAATCACGCCAGCGGTGCTTACTGGATAGACAAGCTTCGTCTGATCGACTGTTTCAGGTGTCGGCAGCGTACCTAACTTAACGTGCGACCAGTTAACGGCCATCTTTTGGATGAGTTCTGTCTTTTCTTGTTCCGAAATTTCAAAGACATAATGCTTGAACTCTTGGCCGCCGAATAAGACTGCAAAACAAACTTTGTTGACGTTATGTACCGCTGCTTCGTGAACCAACTGTGCATAGTCCGCTGGCGGGATGCGACCCTGTTCAAAGTCGTACTTATTGCGTGTGGCAGCGTTGTAGTTTTTGGCTTCGACAAGGGTTGATCCGTCAGCAGAAATTCCATCGAAATGGCTCCGAAACCATGGCTCAGTACGATGGGTAAGTTGATAATCTGCATCTTTCACTTCCATTTTGAGTGCGTTTTGAGCAAGCCTAAGAATCGTTGGCTGCATCACATGGCCCATCTGCACAGCTTCGATCTCAGACAAGTCTGGCGCTTCTTGCTTCCCTTGTTTAATCAGGATTTGGTCAACAGCTTTGCCGTTAGCAGCTTGGCGTGTATCTGATGCCCACCAGGCGCTGTTGCGTACTTCAGGTGCGAAATCGTCTTGATTGTTCATGTTGAACCTTTAAAAAAAGTAACTAACTTTGCGGAAAATAACTTTGCGTGTATGCGACTTCATAAAAACGCCGAGTTCAGGAAAATACCAGAACTGTTTACGGTAATAGCGCATCTTCATTGGTCACCCTTATAAATGCACTCAATACAAGAACAGAACCCTGTACCGCAATGCTGTGGGCGTTTACTTTCTAGATGATATTGCGCCACAATTTTGCCGTCAGGCAATATGAGTGATTTAGTCTTGATGTCATGGCCTTGTTCGCGCAGCTCTTTAATCCTAGCGGCTAGTCTGAAACATCCGCACCCATGTAACGCCTCGAGGGGCGTTAAGGGGCGTTGCTCCAGAGCCTGTAAAATCCATTGGCTCTGGGACATGGTTAGACCTCTTCTTTCAGTTCAAAGTATTTAGCTTGAGTACCGCAACCAGTATGGTCATAAGTACGCTCTGCTGCTGCGCTGCTATCTTTGAATTGTTCTGTGCCGTAGACCAGGCTAATGCCCATTGGTCGGTTGCACTTTGACAGACTATATTTGTCGTTTTTGAAGTGTTTGCAGTTGATGCAAAATTTGACTTCCTGCTGAACCTGATCCATCTTATACCCCTTATGTAAGAACCTAATTAAGTTGAACTACACACACACTATACATCAAATAATCATATAACAACAACTATTTATTGATTTGTTGTATTTTTGTCTTTGAGCTTGGCCTCAATGGCACGACCAAAATCAATGGCGCATTTCATATTAAAAGTTCCATCGTCCACACATTCACAGGTCATGCCTGTAAGCTCAAATTCATGCAACCCGACCCATTCTTTGTTTGGCTCTTGCTCAGGCTTGGCTAACTCTTGCTCAAGTGCTGCAATAACTTTCTGTGCGCTGATGCGGGTTTCAATACACGCTGTTTCAGGATATACCGCAATTAAATCTTTTAATGCCCACGCTGCATCTTGTAATAGTTCACGGCTCATTTCAATCTCCTGAACATTGGCAAATCAATACGGGCAAGCGTCTTAAGTTCTTTAGCGCAGGTAATCCATCCCCCTACCCATTCACGCCACCACAACCCATCTTTAAAATAAATGTGCGGTTTATTTGGTGTTGGTTTCATTGTTGTTCCTTAAAAAGTCAATAACCGCATAAAACGTAAGACCAAAAAGCCCAACCATTGAAGCAGAAAACAAAATCAAAATGGCTATGTTCATTTTTTATTCCTCGCTAAGATGTTCCAACATTCAGACAACGCATCAGAGGCATCTTCAATGTAATCAAAGTCTGCCTCAAGGTTTAAACTCATTGCGCAATGCTCGTCATTTGTTTGAGTGCAAGTAACGTACAGCGTTTGCCATGCGTGACCGTACATTTCAGATGCTGATGTTGAATCTATTTTGACGGGGCTGTTGCAAACGGGGCAGGGTAGTAAGGTCATTTAGATTCCCCTATTACTCGCAACGCTTCTTGAAATTTATTTTCTGCATCAACTTGGTTTTCTGCTGTGGGCATAAGCCTGTATTCCCGAATTGCCACCAATGCGCTACACATCGTAGACCATTTGGTTGGCTCGGGTTCAGGCTTAATACGATACTGCGATGGCTCAAAATTCCATTCAATTGAATTTTTATTAGTAAACTCCACCCATTGATTTAATGTATATGACCAAGACTCAATTGTTTCACCCGCCGCCCACGCAACAATCATGTCGTAATGTTTGTGTTTCATATCTATCCCCTAGTTAAAATTAATCACCACAAAAACACGCAATACCTTCTTCGTCTTGGTCAAACATAGACAATTGTTGTGATGCAAACTGCACCATACTTGCATAACTCGGCCGGTCTTTGCGAAATGTCGCACCATCGGGACGGGACGCTAACGCTAACGCTTCCATCTGTGCCCACCAAACCGCCCTCTCTGGCTTCTCAGCAATCAATGTAGCAACTTGATTCATCGGTTTAAGAAAACATAAGTCACAATTACCCGCTAAAGTCCTTCCTTTATATGTTGGTAACTCCAAGTTAAATGCTTGTTTATCCCAAAATTCACTAATGTGTTGCACAGTAACACCGGCTGTGTAAAGCGGAATCCTACGTTTATCTGCAATCTTAGTTGCCCGTCTCGCTTCATCGTAACGAAGCCCTATCCAAGAGGCGTTTTCTAGCTCTGATTTAGAACAATCGTCAAAGAGTCCTGATTGTTTTAAAAAACACGCCATCGTGCGAATCTTTAGCTCTGAAGTACAGAACCTGGTGACAGGATTCGGTAAATAGTTTCTTTTACGAATAATGGCCTCAAACGGTTCACCATTGCGCGAGGCCGTTTCATACGTCACCTCTTTGTACCGTTGTAATGGGTCTTCATGGTCTTGGTACTCAATCCAATGTATTTTGACACCCCAATTCACAGAACAATCATTGACAAACTTTAAGGTGTTTTCTTCTTCTTTTCCTGTATTTGCAAAACATACGATACCGTCATCAGGCATCTTCCCATCATGCGCCTGTAAGACCTGATACAACATATAAGCCGAGGTTCTACCGCCAGAAAACGATATACACGTTGGTTCAGTTATCACATATGGATTCATCTAATGCCCCTATAACCACTTGTCTCTTCCCGAAAACCCCCC